TTATCAACAAAACTATTGTTATATTGTCAGTAAATCCCCTCACATACAAAAATAAGGACACATTATGCAACTCGCAAATAAAGCAACCTTCTTAAAGAAAGATGGTAATTCCAGAACAATGATCTTTTATTATATTGAGCAGCTTCCCCCTCAATTAATTACAGAGAAGATCAAAGGAACTGGTACACAACGCAACCTCAAAGGTGGTAGTCGTGTAGTTTATGACTTGGAAGCAAGAGATTTTCGTATCTTCAATGAAACAACAATAATTGGAGAAATTGAACAAATTTCCCTTGACTCTGTGTTCAAAGAAGGTTACATTCTATAACGGCGGATTGAGAAATTTATCACTCTGTACTTAAAACAACAACAAAAGGAAAAAACAAAATGGCATTAGACCTATCAAAAATGAAAGCAAAACTCGACAAGCTTGCCAATAATGGTAAAGAAGCAGGAAGTAATTCTGGAAAGTGGAAGTTGGAAGAAGGACAACACTCTGTTCGTATTGTTCCAACAGAAGATGGTGATCCATTCAAGGAAATGTTCTTCCATTATGGTGTAAACAATAAGACCGTTCTATGTCCCAAAAAGAACTTTGGTGATAGCTGTCCTGTTTGTGACTTTGCATCTCAACTCTGGAAAGAAGGTACAGCGAAGGAGGATAAAGAGAGCCAAAAGATGGCAAAACAACTCTTTCCAAAACAACGCTTTATGTCTCCTGTTCTTGTCCGTGGTGAAGAATCAAAGGGTGTACAAGTATGGGAATATGGCAAGCGTGCGTATGAAACTATGATTGGTCTTGTTCTTAATCCAGAATATGGTGATATTACCGATCCAGAGGAAGGTCTTGATCTTGTAATTGATTATACCAAACCTCCTGCTGGTGCCAAGGATCAATATCCCGAAACAAAGATTACCCCTCGTCGTAAATCTTCTCCACTTTGCGAACCATCTTATGGTGGGCCAGCAAAATGCAAAGAGCTTCTTGATTCAATCCCCGACTTTACCGTGCTTTATCCTCGTCAAAGTACAGCAGATGTTCAGAAGATTCTTGATGCTTCTTTCTCGACAGACGAAAGTGCAGAAACTTCATCGAGAGAAGTAGAGAAGGGTGGAAAAAAGTCGAAGGATTCATCATCGGTAGATGAAGCTTTCAAACAGTTCAATTCTTAATAGATAACGAATAGCTAATAGGACGGGTATATCGTATGGTATACCCGTCTTTTTTTCAACATAACAAAGGACAAAATGGCAAAAAAAACTACTACTACCACTACTAAAAATGGAAAGTTATCAATAGCACAATTGAGAGATATTGTAAATAAGAAAGCAGGTAATGAGGTTGCTTTCAATCTAACCGATGATAATCCTACTGATGTTTCTGGATGGATTCCAACTGGCTCTCGTTGGCTTGATTCAATTATTTGTAAAGGAAAAATGGCAGGTATTCCAATCGGAAAAGTATCTGAAATTGCTGGTCTATCTGCTTCCGGTAAATCATATATGGCAGCACAGATTGCTGCTAATGCACAGAAAATGGACATTGATGTTGTATACTTCGATTCTGAATCGGCTCTTGATTCAGAATTTCTTGCGAATGCTGGATGTGACGTAAAGAATATTCTGTATGTTCAAGCTACAACTGTTGAGTTTGTTCTTGAAACAATCGAAGAGCTTCTTGGTACAGCAGAAAATCGTATGTTGTTTATCTGGGATTCTCTTGCTCTAACGCCAGCACTTGCTGACCTTGAAGGAGATTTTAATCCTTTGTCAACTATGGCACAAAAACCTCGTATTTTGTCGAAGGGTATGTCAAAGCTTGTACAACCTATTGCAAACAAACATTGCACTTTGCTTGTTTTAAACCAGCTAAAAACAAACATCACCAGTACCCCCGCAGAAGCCCTTGTAGAGCCTTACTTCACTCCCGGTGGCAAAGCACTACCCTACTCCTATTCGGTGCGTATATGGCTTACAGGACGTAAATCAAAGGCATCCTACGTTATAGACGACAAAGGATATAGGTTAGGTTCAGAAGTAAAGGCCAAGCTCAAAAAGTCTCGTTTTGGCACCGAAGGTAGGGAATGCACTTTCAAGATTCTATGGGGTGGAGAAAATGTTGCAATTCAAGATGAAGAATCTTGGCTTGAAGCAATTAAATCTTCTTCACAATTTGAACAATCGGGTGCTTGGTTTTCTCTCGTTTATGCTGATGGAACCAAAGAAAAACTTCAAACTGCTCATTGGTTAGACAAGCTAAAAAATCCAAAGTTTAAAGCAAGAGTGCTTGAACTTATGGATAAAGAGCTTATTCAAAACTTTGTAGCAAAAGAAGGATTGGCTTCCAAATACTATAATATCGATGGGGATGAAGAACCAGAAACAATTGACGAAACAGAACCGGAATAGTATCTATTTTTGAATATTATTCAGTATCTATCGTATATATTTAAGGAGAATCAAAAATGTTATTATCTTTATTCCTGTCTTTGTTCCTGACTAATGCAGAAGCCCGTCCACATCCACATCGGTCTGATGTTCATCAAAGGGTTCCTCGTAACCATTGTTGTGTAATCGTCCTTACCAGACCTAAACTTCCTCCCAGAATAGGATTTTACTTTGTATGGAATGGATATGAATGGATCCAACTGCATAAAACCCGTGAGGATATCGTATATGTTCCTGCATATCGGGATCAATATGGGTATATAACACCCGGTTACTGGCAAATAATCTAAAAAACTTCCCTAAAAACGTTGCGGATACCTGCTGGGCATGTTATAATAATAGCATCCAGCAGGTATTTTCGTTATGGAGTCTGACCCGAAACTTTCAAATAAAAAGCGTAGATATATTGAAGCAGCTATGCGTATTGCAGCACAATCCGAATTTTTAGAATATAGACACGGTGCTATTCTTGTTCGTGGAGGTTCTGTAATTAATACCTCCTGTAATAAGAATAAGTATCGTGCTTGGGGACAAAGATTTCGTGATAGTAAGATACAATATGGTCATGCCACACACCATGCTGAACTTGGCTGTGTGCTTGGTCTTGACAGGTCTATGACCGAAGGAGCAACCATCTATGTTGTTCGAATCGGCAAAACAGGAATTTTGAGAAATTCAAAGCCATGCCCAATGTGTGAAGCAGCCCTTGAATTTGTTGGCGTAAAAAGGGTTGTTTATTCAGACAAAGATGGGGATATTCAAATGATGAGGATCAACAACGATGAAAACTAAAAATTCATATGATCAAGAATATAACCATAAAGAACCTTGGCAAACCCAAGATGGCTTCTGGCTTGTTAGCAAACAGAATGGAGCAACCTCTTACAAAAGAATAGATAATCCAGATTATATTGAGGTTCGTGCTGCACTAATCAAATACTATGATATTGTAGCAGATAGAATGCTCAAATACGATAAGAAAAAAGGAGGATACTACTCAATTTCAGACATTGTTCTGGATTCTGTAGCTTGCCTTACAGAAATAATTAATTCACAAAATAAAACTTGATCTTTCACGATAGTATGATATATTAGTAGAGTCATAACCAAGGAGCTTATTAAAAACTATGACAAAGACTTTCATTGTTCTCGACCTAAACGATACAAATTCCTACACCAATACAGTAAATATTGTTGGTGTTTATTCCACAATGCTTGATGCTGGTAAAGCAAAACAAAAAGCAATGCGTAAAGCAATGGATGAAGGAATTGAAGACAAAAGCACGATTGGGTTCTTTGAAAAGAATCTTATCATTCAAGAAGTTATACTGGATAAACAACCATGATATACGATCAGCTTCTGCAAAAGTATCCCATTCTTTATTCCAAACTTTCTGGGTTTGACTGTAATAGAGGATGGTATGAACTAATCGATGAACTATCAGAAAAGATAGAAGAAATCAATCTCAAATTTGAGAACCCAGAACATATGATATATGCTGCACAAGTCAAGCAAAAGTTTGGGGGACTACGCTTCTATACAGAAATCTCTGATTCTCTATTTGATGACGAAGAACTACAACAAAGTGTCGTACAAACAGTATACGATCTTATTGCAATAGCAGAAACTAAATCATATGCTACTTGTGAAGATTGTGGACTTCCCGGCACAACAACAAAGAATAGAGCTTATGTCGAAACCCTTTGTGAAAAGTGTCTTTCGAAATAGGGGAAATGGTAATGGTCAATAAGTGGAGCTATTCATTATTTCCTCTTGATCAAACATACCTACCGGAAGAAAATGTATTCCCCAAACAACATAATTTGTTTGGGGAATATGATTTTACAGGTATTGTTTTAGAAATACAGCCAGAACATTGTTATATCTGGATTACTACCTTACAAAAATCATATTACTTCAAATACGAGGATTTTAAAAAATGCCAAGACTAATGGTTATTGATGGGCTAAATCAATTTTTGAGAGCTTATATCGTCAATCCTACATTGTCACCAAACGGTGATCCAATCGGAGGTATTGTAGGAACAATTAAGATTCTGCAAAAACTCTGTAAGGAGATAAACCCTGACCAAATTGTTATTGCTTGGGATGGTGAAGGTGGATCTTCC